TAATCTTTTTATATAGCTTGACTAAGTCAATAATTGTGATAATCCTCTACTTGAAGCGTGACGCTCGCGCTTCCCGCCGTACGCCGGAGGACGCCGAGGACGCTCGGACCGTCCGGCTATTGGCGGCGGTTATCAGTTCCACTCAATTATTCCCCGCTGGCCCATCCATGAGAGAAAATAAGCCGTCGGATCTTCAAAGTAGGCTTTGATCTCCTGCGCCAACAAACTATATTCGTGAATAAATAAACCCCGTATTATCCACCTAAACCACCGGGTTAGCTGTTCTACGGTTACCGATGCCGATATGCGACATACGTCATAACTGTCGCCAAACAGTAACCCGTCGCCGATTACTACCGGCACCCTGCCAAGCAGTACCGCCTCTAAAAATCGCTGTGTCGCCTGGCCCCAGCCCGCAGGGCATAGCGCATAGGTCCAGCTTGTCATTTCAGCTTCGTAGCGCTGGACGATAGGGCTATTTGCCGGCGTCGGTGCATTCCAACCGTCGTTATACTCAAAGAAACCCGGTACGTCGGCCATGTCTAAAGCCTTCCTGACCTTTTCCCTGAGTCCTTGCGGATCGCGCTGCCCGCGAAAGTAAAATCCTTGCTTGGCCTCACTCAAGGGTTTTAATTCTCTCGGGTGAGCAATCAAGTCCTTTAGAAGCATTGAACATCCCGGCCGCACCATAACATTCCAATTTCTATGGTTGGGCTCTGCATTCATGGCAGTAAATATTGCGCCACGAAAGGCCGGGCCGTGAAAGGTCGGATGCCTATTGAAGCCGTAAAGCCCCTGATCCCCCTCAATATCAAAAACGTGTCGAGCCGGATATTTTGCTAAAAACTCGAAGCGGCTAGGACTGAGTAAAAATCGCTGTTGATCGTTAAACTGGCCGCAGTAAAACAACTCGGCATCATCCGGCCCGACTAAATCACACCACTTTGCTATACCTGCCTCAGAGAACGGTACGCTATCCTCATAGCCCGCAATCTGATCGTGCAGATGGGGTAGCGCGTGCGGGTATTTATAAAGTCGTACTTTTCTCATCTTCTAAGACAGGCACCCATTCATGGAGAAATTTGCGGTAACAGTTCCCATCGTCAGAAAAGTATTTAGCCTGGTCCCCATACGTCTCGTCATGCTCTGCCTTGCCAAAGAAGTAGTGCATGTGCTCAAGCCTTACTTCCGGCAAATAATGAAGTCTCCCCAGCCTGGCTCCGATCGTGTGCCATACCGTATCGATAAAGAGCTTTTTTAGCCCCGGATAACAGAGCCATCCCATATGTCTTACGAGTTCCCCACCTACGCACGGGTGAGTTGCTAGCTTCTCGCCCCAGTTGCCATCATCGCCGTAAGAAATGTGACCTACGCTCGCTGCATCTATTAACTTCTCGTCCCAACGCTTTGTCCGCGGGATAAGGTCATCTCCTAAAAAACCGTAATAATCGAGATTGGGAAATGTCTCGAATACCCATTTATAAACGCCGCCCAAGCCTACCGGCTCGCCCACATGGACTATCCACCAATGGGGATAGGTTATCTTTCTATACTCGCTTAGCGCCGGGTCGTCCTCATCCAAATAGATAAGAGTACGCGCCTGCTGCTCGGTGTCCAGCGATGCGTCGAGGAATCGTTTCAAGTTATGCGGCCGGCCGCGTGACGGTAAAATAAACAGATTAGTACTCGTAATCGCCGATGTGCTTGATCTCTATTGTCGGGTCACACCATACCTCTAACCCCCACGCTCTAGCCTTGCGGCAAAAATAAAGATCCTCGCCCATTGGTGTAACCTCTGGGTCGGGCCTTATTGCCGGCGCATCGAATAGGGGCCTGGGTATGCGCTGCACTCGTTCTATATCTATCGCCATGAGCCCCGTACCAACTTCCTCGCACCTAAACAGCTCTTTAGGCACTTCATCCTCGCCAATCTCCACGCCTTCTTTGATTCGCACGCAGGCCACTTTCGGGATGATCTTCTTGAACGCGACGATGCCAACAATATCCTTTTTGAGGTCTATTAACTGTCTAATCGCCGTTGACGGGAATGCCATATCGGTATCTACAAAGACTAAATGCGTGCACTCTTGTTTTACCGCCGCATCGAAAAGAAACTCACGGCTCCAATGAATAAACGGGCCGGATGTAACGATGATGGACGAATCGCACCCAAACGTGGGGATACTGCCGATGATAGACAGCATCGTCCTCATCTTGATATCCCCACGGTATGGGATGCCCACGCCTATTTTCATTGCTCTACGCTGATGTGAGATCGTTGCCCTTGCCTCTCTTTATAATGAGCAGGTCAAGCGCCTGTGTTGACGTTGCCAAGGCCGTTAGCCAGTTATTAACCGTATAGATAGACACCACATCGCTTGCGGTTACCTTAGCGCCCTGAACTTGCAAGCCGGCAAGAGGCGCGGGCGAGTTGACAAAAACCTGATCGTTAGCCAAAACGCCGGGGATGGCGACGGTATCGATCTGCTGTCCTGCCGCCGTCAATGCCGTCGTGGCTATCGTGCAAGACCAGGTTTGAAGCACAGCGCCCCTGATATGCGTTTCGGCGGTCTTAGTGATTGAAGTTCCAGCTGACATAAATTGTTTTCCTCCTTTGTCGTTACTCGATTAGAGCAACGCCCCTGTCTCGCCACGTACCATAAACGCGTCGTTAAGAATGATCGCCGCCGTCATTGCCTTCCATGCGGAAGTCGCCCGCTGGTTCAACGGGTCAGCCGTGCCGCCGCTGCCTAACGGCTTGACGATGTTCTCGAAGCTGTGGCCGGTGAGGGGCACGATCCCATAAGCATTCATTCCAAACACGAGCGTGGCATACACGTCCTCTTTGCCGCCCGTGCCCTTGTGCCCCGATGCTGTGGTATTGCCGGCGCCGGCAAAGGTTTTGGCAAAAGTTGACGTACAGAAGCGGATATTCTTATACGAGCCGACCTCGTAGGGCTGCATGACCGATTGCTGTTGTCCGTACTCATGGATAGCGTGAAAGCCTGAAACGCCTTCCATCGTGTACTCAACATCTGGGTGGGTAATTGCCCAGAACGACTGGCGAATTGGCACGGTTCCAACGCCCGTGCTGGCATTGACCATCTTGTTAAAGAATTTCGCGTTTTGCTGCTTTAGCTGGCGCTGGAGCTTATCGAGAAATACCGCACTGATAAGGCCGTCAACGTTTGTGCGCGTTGAATCGGTAACGCCTGCGTCGTCTGTGGCGCAAAACACGTTCGTTCCGGCTACAAGCACGTCACGCCAAACCTGATCGACTGATTGCGCGCCCTGCTCGCCTAGCACTTCCGCGGCTTCGGTCAATACCTGATCACGCGCAACCCAGGTGACAACGTCCGTAGCAGTAATAAAGTCACCATACTGCTGGAGGGTGACTGTCACGTCGGTCTTAGTGAGGTCTTTCCCAAGCGGGGTGACGCCTTCGATGAGCGGCGTGATATTAGTGCTTAACGCGTTATAGCGTCTGAAAGTCTGTTTGCGGGTAGAATTGTTTTTGAGTGGTTTTTGCTGCCCGAATTTGTCATGGAGCAAGTTCGGGAGCGCTCTGACAAGCAAAGTTTTGTTATAAAAACTCTGGGTGTCGTCGTCTAGCGAAGTGTATACGTTCAAGTGAAGCCTCCTGAAAAAGTTGGGTTACTCTTTCAGCTGCGACTATTCGCAACCGGGCTTCACTACTGCGGAAGGCCATTGCTCGCCCTTGCGGGCTACGTCAATAATGCTTGACGCGGGCTCCCCCTGGCGGGGTTACGTACTTAATGTGGTACGCTCACGCCTATATCCATACTACGCATAGTGATTGCTTGTCAATGAGAAATGATTATGTTACACGGCCTATTGACAAAGCGTGCCTAATAGTGTTACAACAGATTTATGAAAAACCGCGAAGATCTAACTCGATTTAAATCTCTTCGGCTGCGCCAATCCGAGTTTCGTATTATCGAGACAATGTCTGTAAAATTAGATTTAAACGAATCCGAGGTTATCCGGCAAGCGATTCGGATAGGCTTGCCGATTCTAAATCGCCGTCATCTTCGTGCTGAAGAATTGGCGTTGGCATTGCCAAGCGAGGAACAAAAATGAATATGAAAACCTTACTTTTAGCCGCTCTGTTCTCAGTTCTGCTCTGTGTGGGTTGCACTTTGCCCCAGGTGATTTACGTTGATAGGCCGAGTGACGCTGAATACTGGAATTTGCCGGCCAGTCAAATGTGGGCAAGAGACCCAATGCCAATGCAGCCGGTGAAAATACCGCAATGGTGCAGGAATCCGATCAGCCACACCGTTGACCCATGCTAGTGTCGAGGTCCGTATGAGTATAGATCGTATGGCGATGGGCCGTTGTACCGAGATACTGCCCGATGATCCGGTATGTGATACGGTACATCAGCCGTTTGCAGCGTTTAACCAGGGTTGCGATGCTTTTCATTGGGGATTGAAGCGCGACGTAAACCCGTATCCGCCTAGTGAAGAACAGCGCTGGTGGGAAAACGGTTGGAATACTGCCCGTGATGAGATTAATATTTAGTATCCAAGTCGTATTCTATATCCATTTCGCCGCTGCCGAGCGTTACTACCTTGACCCCGCC